TTTCAGCTATTGGACTAGATTTGGACTACACAACACAAGGTACTAGATAATGGCTCGTAGTGATATGTACCGTAAACTTGCTTGGACAGGTGGCGATCCAAGACAGGTAGCTGAAATAGTAAACAACCTAGTGGAAGGTAAGTCTAACAATACAGGCGAAGTTACATTAAATACAGGTTGGGCTACTACCACAACAATTAATGATGAACGTATAGGTTTTAATTCATATATAGGGTTAATGCCTATATCAGATGCAGCAGAAGCTGATACAGCACCTTATGGCTCATTTAGTAATAATACAGACCAAACAGCACCAAGTGTAGGTTCAACTGCTGTAGTAGTTTATGATACAACAGAAGAGTCTAACGGTGTTTTTTTATCTAACAGTAGTCGTTTAAATGTAAGAAATGCTGGTATTTACAATGTTCAGTTTTCTTTACAGTTAGTTAATAAAGATAATGCACCACAATATGCAGATATATGGTTTCGTGTAAATGGCACAGACGTTCCAAGAAGTGCTAGTAGGTTTGATATTCCAGCGAGAAAAAGTGCTTCTGATTGGGGTCATGTTATTGGCACAGTAAATATCTTTTTAGATATGAATGCTAATGACTATGTAGAAATTGCAGGAACAACATCAAGCACATTAATTGGACTTGAGCATTATGCAGCAGATACTGGTATTCCTAGACCTGCTATACCAGCATCTATTGTAACAGTAAACTATATTGCACCATTATCTATGGACAATGTATATATTAGTGCACAACAAAATGGACAAGCTACTCTTACTCACTTTGCAAATAACACGTCAGATAAGACATATCGTTATCTAGTGGTGGGATAATATCAAACCCATATGATACAATAGTAGGATGATTTTACACTATATACCTAAAGATAAGTTACGAGAGCATTGGGGCTATGTTAAACATGGTCTTGAATTAGTAAGAGCAAAAGGTCATACACAATGGATAGTAGAAGATGTCTATTGTGACTGTTACGAAAACAGGTCTATGTTATTTGTAGGCATGATAGATAACAAGCCAGTAGGTTTTGTAGTATTACAACCTATAGGTGACACACTTCATGTATGGGCTTCATGGTCTACCATTAACGACCACACACTTTTTCAACAAGCATTTCAAGAAATACAAGCAATAGCAAAACAAGGCGGTAAGTCTAAAGTTACATTCTCTTCACAAAGAAAAGGATGGGAACGTAGAGCAAGGCTAATGGGTTTTACACCTCAAACATGGGAATTTATACTTTAAGGAAAGCAATATGAAATTAATGAATTTATCTAATTGGTTAACAAGTTTAGTTGAGTCATTCACATTTTACGGTGGTGGTTCTGGTGGCGGTGGAAGCAAATCTGAAACCAATAACCAACTAGATCCTACTGTTAGACCATTTGTTGAATACGGTCTTGGTGAAGCTAAAAATCTTTATCAAACAAATACTCCAAATTACTATGCTGGTCAAACTTATGTAAGCCCATCTGCACAAACAACATCCGCATTATCTGAAGCTGAAGCTCGTGCTAGAGCTGGTAATCCGTTATTGTCTGGTGCACAAACTCAACAAGGTGCTACAGTAGGTGGCAGTTATTTATCTGCTGGTAATCCATACTTTTCTTCTGCTATGAGAGGTGCTGGTGAAGCCGCAACACAAAATTATAATGATGCTATTATGGCTGCACAGTCTGGTGCATCTAGAGCTGGTCGTTATGGTTCTGGTGTATCTGCTGATATTCAAAATCGTGCTGCTAATACTTTAGCTAATACATTGGCCAATAAATATGGGGAATTTGCGGCACAAAATTATAACGCAGAAAGACAATTGCAACAACAATCTGCACTTGCTGCACCTTCACTTGCACAAGCTGATTATGCTGACATTCAGCAACTTATGAATGTAGGTAAGACTCAAGAAGATTATCAAAAGACTGCATTGCAAGCTGACATTGATAGATTTAATTTTGAACAAAATAAACCATATCAAAAACTATCTGCTTATCTTGGTGCAGCTTATGGTGCTCCTACAGGTACTGTTTCAACTACAACTCAGTCTGGCGGTAAAATAGTATGTACAGCAATGAATAAGGCTTATGGCTTTGGCTCATTTAGACAAGCTATCTGGTTACAACATTCAGCTACAATGCCTAATGCTAAAACAATTGAAAAAGGATACCATAAACTATTTTTACCAGTTGTTGCATTTGCGTTTAGTGACAAACAAACATTTATTCGTAAACTTGTTCGTAAGGTTTCAGAACATATTGCAAGACATCGTACAGCTGACTTATGGAAAGAAATGCGTGGTAAACGTAGAGATCCATTAGGTCGCATCTATCGTGCAATCATTGAACCATTATGCTATGTAGCAGGTAAGGTAGGTAAATAATGAATCCAGTTCTTATTGGTGCAGGTATTGGTGCTTTAGGTTCTGCTGTTCAAGGTAAGAGCCCATTAACAGGTGCTTTACTTGGTGGTGCTACTGGTGGCCTATTCGGTGGATCAGAAAGTTTACTAGGCGGTAAAATTGCTAGTGCATTTGGTCAAGGTGCTGTAGGTGGTGCTGCTCAAGGTATTACAGCAGCAACTGGTGAAGCAGCAAAACAAGCTATTCCATCTATTGGCATTCAAGGTCTTGGACAAAATGTAGGTCAAAATATTGCAAGCAATGCAGTTGGTAGTTTAGATGATATAGCTGGATCATGGGCTATTGGTAAAGGTGCATTACCTGCAACTACAACTACTGGTGCATATGCTGGCGGCATACCTTTATCTACTTCAAATTTATCTGGTGGTGCAAGCGGCATTTCATTAGATGCTATGAATTCAGCAAAACTATTTAATTACACAGATCCTACAATGATGGACAAGGTTCAAGGTTTTGGTAACGATGCTTTTTCTTGGGCAAAAAATAATCCTGTTTCAGCTGGTGGGTTTGCAGTAAAAGGTGTTGAAGCTGCAACAGCTAAACCACAAATTGATAGATCTGGCCAACAACCAGTACGTCAAGGACAATTTCAAGGGTATACTCCTACAGCAGCACCAAGTAATGTAGCTCCACAAATTGTTCCAGTACCAATTAATAAAACTGGTATGCTACAACTAGACACAGTTGTAGCTCAAAACCCAGAACTTAGAAAACTTTATCCAGATTTATTCGGAGGCTAGTCAATGGCACTATTAGACAATTTACCAAACATATTTCCAACACAAGAACCAGATTATTTAAAAGGTTTACTTGGTGATAAATATGCAAACTTGCAAAATCAATCCACAAAGTCTGGATTAATTAATGCAGCATTAACTTATCTTACACTTCCAAAAAATCAAAATCTTGGCACTCCTAATATTTTAGCTAGAACATTTTTAGGTGGTATGCAAGGTGCTCAAGGTGTTTATGATACCAGAGCTAAAAACTTAGTTGATAGTTTAAATATTGCTAAGACTACTAAGCAAATTGAAATGGAAGGAATGACTGAATTAGATAAACTAGTTTATAACAGAGCAAAACTTGCTGAAGTTGATCCTAACAGTCCATATCTTAGCACTTATGATTCAGCTATTCTTCAAAAAGGTGGCTTATATGGCACTAGTGTAGAGGGTGTATCTTACAATACTCTTCTTAAAGGTAATGATGGTTCTGCAGACGCTGAAAGACGCAGAGCAACTCCTGCATATGCTGTTGCTTATCGTGAAGCATTTGCTCCTAAAACGGTAATGCAAACTGTGCAAGATCCTGTGACTGGTGTTACAAAACAAGTTCCTGTACGGATTGAGCAAGCTCCTCCTCCGCCAAATATTTTACCTCCAATATATGGATATGATGGCACAGCTAAAACAGCTGCAACAACTACTACTCAACCAACTACTACATCTGGAACTAGTGGCAATATTACTTCAGCTCCTACAGCACTAACTCCTACATTATTTAAAGAGTATGATGATAAAGTTAATCAAGCAAATTTATTTAATACATCATTAGAAACTTTAAAAGCTGATATTAAACAAAATGGATTGCAAATTGGTGGGCTTGGTGCTGCTGGATTTAGACAGCAAACATTATATGAAGATGCATTAACTAAACTTCGTATTGCAGATCAACTTGGTGTTCTTAATAAAGAAGATCTTCCACGCTTACAGAAAAAACTACCTCCTCCAGATCAAATTAGCACATTTATTAAAGGCGGAGGAAGTATAGATGCTTTAATTGGTGCAATTGAAGCAGTTCAAGAAAGTAATAACTCAGGTATTAATTATTACACAAATAAAATGTATCCTAAACAAACTAAACCAGCAGGAACAGGTGGTGGATTAATGCTTGATCTTGATGCTATAACAAAAGAACTTAATAAAAGAAAAGGTGCGAAATAATGGACTTTTCAAAGTTTTCTACTAAAGACTTAGAATATCTTAAAGCACAAAAAATAGATAAAGTTTCTACAGATGGGCTTACTGAATTACAAAGACAATTATCTGGTGTTCCAGCTGGTGCTACTGATAAGAGTATTCCTTATGACTTATTAGTTCCTCCAGAACAAAGAGTAAAGCCAGCTGAACCAATTGTTCAAAAACCACAAACAACACTTGATCAGATTCCTATTCTTAGAGAAGCTGTAGGTGGATTTGATGCTGCTGTAGCTGCTGCAAGCCCAATAGTTACAGCTCCAGTAGGTGCTTATTATGGATTAGGTAGACAAGCTATTGGTGGTATTACTGGTAACCAATATGCTCCTAGTGCTGAAGAAGCTGTCATGAAAGGTATGGAAGCAACTGCATATAGGCCACAAACTGAGATTGGCCAAAAGGCAATGGAAGGTCTAGGTAGTTTTTTAGAAACTTCTAAACTTGCTCCAACTCCAACAATGGGAGTTGTTCCTCAAAAAATACCAGCTAAAACTTTATTTGGTGCTGACCCTAGATCACTAGAGTTTAATGCTGTGCCAATTAAGTTACCATTCACTAAAAATCCAATGTATGTTCCTACAGTTACATCTAACTTAATGAAACAATCAAAAGTAGATTTAGGTGCTGTACCAGAACAAGAATTTTTTCAGCAACAAGCTACCAATCTTTTTAATCAAGCAAGAGATGAAGGAATTACATTAAAGAAAAATGTATTTCAAGCAACAATGAAAAACTTGCCAGCAAGATTAAGACAAGAAGGTTATACACCTAGTGGAAATTTCCCAGATGTTAATGCTGCAATTAAAGAATTAACTGCTGGAAAAATGCCTGTAGATTTTACAGAACTACAATCATTACGCACAATGATTAAGAATGGCCAATCATCTGTAAATGCTAATGAAAGACGTATTGCTACAAGATTGTTAGATGAGTTTGATGACTACATGGCCAATATGCCTGTAAGTAATATTAAGATTGGTAATAAAGAAGCTCTTAAAACATGGCAGGCAGCTCGTGACAGTTATGCTAGATTTAAGAAATCTGAAATATTTACAGATATGTTGCAAGAAGCAGAACTTGATGTAAGTAAGTTTTCACAATCTGGTGCAGAAAATTCATTAGCTAAACAAATGAGGCAACTAGCTAAAAATGAAAAGCGTATGCGTTTATTTTCTAAGGGTGAACAAGATGCAATTATTGAAGCAGCCAAAGGTACTGACTTAGTAAACACGCTTAAGTTTGTAGGTAGATTTGCTCCAACATCAACTGTGTCTGCACTTCCAACAATTGCACTTGGTGCAACTGATATTCTAACTGGCGGTGCATTTGCTGGTGCTACAACTGTTGGTCGTATGGGTGCTACTAAAATGCGTGAAGGTGCTATTACAGACTTAGCTAGATTTATGAGAAGTGGCCAACCTAACAGATATGAAACTACACCTAGAAATATTAATCTAAGAACTACTGGTGCAGGATATGGTATTCCTCAAGGTCTATTATCAGACTATATGATTAACCCAGAAGAAGAGCAAAGGTAAGAATGAATATGGTGAAGTCAGACGTAGAATCACGTTTAACAACGCATGAAGAAGTTTGTGCGTTACGTTATGAGCAAATAAACGCAAGACTCAAACGCTTAGAACAAATACTTTTAGGCACAGCAGGTTTTGTTATTGTTTATCTATTAACTAATGGAATGAAATAATGCAATCATTAAAGAACTTAGTAGCATTACTTGTAGGTATGTCCATAGGTATGTTATTAGCACTTTCTATGGATGCTAGAGCAGCAGATACAACTACTATCAACTATAAAGGTCAACCACCACCGAGTGCCATTAGCCCTTCTATAAGTGCTTTTAGCCAAGACGTTTGCCTTGTTCCTGTTAGTGGTTCTGTTTCTAGTACATTGTTTGGTGTAAGTGGTGGCTCTGGCTATAAGGACGTTAATTGTGAACGAATTAAACTAGCTAAAACTCTTAATGACTTAGGTCTTAAAGTAGCTGCAGTATCTATACTCTGTCAAGACGAAAGAGTATTTGAAGCCATGATACAGTCAGGCTCACCATGTCCTATAAACGGTTCTATTGGTGATGCTGCTAAACGTGGCTGGTATGAACGTAACCCTTCTATATTTAAGAAACTATATGGCGATACATACACGATACCGCTTGTTCCTGACGAGCCTATTATTACTTCTATCACTACAAGGAAATAATGCTTATGCTTGGTATTGTAACTATACTCCAACACCTGAAGGCTATATGCTTCAAGGTTCTCTCGTATGTAATGGCATTGATCCACAAATTGCACTTAAAGACTATTGGTGTGTATCTTATAACCCAAGTGACCCAATTTGCGGTGCGTATCAAACACCTACTTGCTCAGACTTGGTTGAAAATCAAACCACAGCTTGCACGCTACCTCACTATAGCGGTGCTGTTAATCAAAGCAGGAACTTTAATTGTTCTGCAAACGCTTGGTCAGCTTGGACAGAAACTAGCAACAATTGCACGCAAGATCCTCCAACGTGTCAAGCAAGTACTGAAACTAGACAACTAGCCTGTCAAGCAGATTATGTAGGTGAGGTTACAGAAACAAGAAATTCATCTTGTCCTGACCCTTATGGTAATGATGTATGGGGTGCTTGGGTAGAAACATCTAATTCATGTGTTAAGAGTGCTACAAACGTCACTAACGTATCTTCACCAGTTAGTCCTAGTAGTCCACTTAACCCTATAAATAACCCACCACCTATTGCAGCTCCACCACCTCCTGCTGGGCTACCTGCAAATAGTCCTAGTGAGCCTGTTTTATCTAGTCCTCCTGCTATTAAGGTTGAACAACCAAAACAGGAAAATAAAAGTGAGCCAAAGGCAAAAGAAGATAGTCCAAAAGATACACCAAAAGCAGAACAAAAAAGTGATAGCAAGGATAGTCCTAAACTTGAAATACCAAAGGGCAAAGAGCTTGTACATGGTTTTGGAATAGTCCTTTCACTAGAAATACTTAACAGACCAATTATAAACCAAATTGAACTAACAGACCCTTTTAAATTTGATCAGGAACTTAATAATGACTTCGGAAAAACCCAAAACTTTCAGCTTGAGCTTATCCAGCTCGGCACTTCTCAAGATGATTTTAATAGCATTGCCAATAGTAGCTGGCTCGGCTTACGCAGGCATAACTTTTTACAACAAGATGGTTACGGCAATTGAAGCTGTTGACAGTTTAGACTTAGCTCCTATAGAGTCTAAGTTAAATGGTTTAGAGATACAAGTTAAAGCTATTAATGAAAGACAATATCAACTATCAGAATCTATTATGAAAGCTAGTGAAAAATCTTCAGATGCTATTGCTAACTCTCGTGAAACATCTGCTATGGTAAGTGGATTAAGAAAAGAATTAGAAGCAACCGTAAATGCTATGGATGATAAGTTAAATACTGTTAAACGTAGCACAATGAACCCATTATCAAAATGACATTCATTACAGAAAATAACATAGCTAACCTCTATAGTGCAATTATAGAGATGCCTATATTTGATGAATATAAATTGCCCCCATCAAGTAAAGTAGACTTTGTTATTGTAGATGATGATAATATTTGTGGACAATATGAACCACCAGAACAAGGTGAGCCTCATGTCATTACTATTTCTGTAGCAAGACACTCTCACTTATATCCTGTTTTAATTACACTCTGTCATGAAATATTGCATATGTGTGTATATACAGTTTCACCAAAAACAGAGCAGTACACGAGTCATAAAGGATTGTTTCTTAAATTACAAAAACGTGTAGCCAAAATGTATGGCTTTGACCCAAAAGAATTATAATTTTTTTTAGAGGAATTTAACGAATGTTCAGCATTATCTCAGGAATTTTAGGCTTTGCCACAAGTGGACTACCAAGTTTATTAGGTTTCTTTCAGCAAAAGGGTGACCAAAAACATGAACGTGAAATGGCTATGTTGCAAAATCAACAAGCATTGCTTATGGCTGAAAAAGGTTTTGTAGCTCAAGAAAAGATTGCAGCTATTGAATTGGAAGGAACGTACGCAGAAACGTACGCACAAGAACGTGAAGCATTATACACACATGATGCTAAACTTGTAGAAGGTGCATCACAATGGGTCAAGACTCTTAATGCTTGTGTCAGACCATTCGTTGCATTTACTTTTGTAGGTTTACTTGTATTCGTTGATGTAGCTGGATTTGTATGGGCAGTTAAGTCTACAGGTGGATTCACACCAGAGTCTATGGATGCTATATTTTCTAGTGATGAGATGTCAATTGTAGCATCTATCATTGGTTTCTATTTTGGCTCTCGTACATGGGAAAAGAAACGTGAAGGTATCTGATAAACTTATTAAGTTACTACGTCATCACGAAGGTGTTAGAAATAAACCATACAAGTGTCCCGCAAAACTTTGGACAGTAGGAATCGGTCACTTGATAGGTGATGGCAAAACACTACCACCTGAATGGAATAAAACATTTACAAACGAGGAAATAGATGGAATTCTTAAACACGACCTCAAACGTTTTGAGTTGGGAGTACATAAGATGCTACCTAACGTGCCTTTACGACAACATGAGTTTGACGCTATTGTCAGCTTTTGCTTTAATCTGGGTCTTGGATGCTTTCAGCGTTCAACCATCCGTCAAGCGTTGCTTCGTGGAGATAAAGAAGCGGCTATGGAATCGCTAGTTAAATATTGTAGAGCTGGTGGTAAGATATTAAAAGGTTTACAAAACAGACGTTTAGATGAAAGAAGGCTTTTTGAAGGCTTATAATAAGTAATCTCAATACTAGAGAATACTTATGAAAATACTTTTACTTGACATTGAATGTGCTCCAAACCTTGCAACTGTATGGGGTATCTGGCAACAGAACGTAGCTTTAAATCAACTTCTTGAATCATCTTATACATTATGCTATGCAGCAAAGTGGTACGGTGAATCAAAGATAATGTTTGACTCAATATATAAAACAGACCGTAAGCATATGCTAAAAAGCATTCATGAGCTTATGGAATCTGCTGACGTGATCGTCCACTATAATGGCCTACGTTTTGATATTCCCATGCTTAACAAAGAATTTTTAGAAGCTGGTATGAATCCACCAAGTCCAGTAAAACACATTGACTTATTAAGAGTAGTAAAAAGTAATTTCAGATTTGTTTCAAATAAATTAGATTATGTTTCTCAGCGATTAGGTATTGGAAAAAAGACTGACCATGAAGGCCATGAGCTATGGCTAAAGGTTATGAATAATGATCGTGCAGCATGGAAACGCATGGAAGAGTATAACAAGAATGATGTAGTACTTCTTGAATCACTCTATGATCGCCTCAAGGGTTGGATTAAACAACATCCAAACCATAATGCGTATTCTGCAAATACTGTATGTACAAATTGCGGATCAAGCAAATTACACAAACGTGGTGAAGTAAGATCAAGAACATCAATATTCCAACGCTTTCAATGTCAAGATTGTGGTGCATGGTCAAGATCAAATAAATCACAAAAAATTGGTAAAGAATTTCTTGTAAACATTTAAGGATTAATATGTCTGGCGATATTCAAAAACTATGTGAAAAAATAGTTGGTAAAACAATTGTCAGCTGCGAGGTTGATTTTAATGATCAAGTTATTTACCTTGAATTTGAAGATAGTTCTCTAGTGGAAATATCTGGTGAGAATTTAGATATTTACATGGAATTTCAAGAATTAGATGATTAAGGATGAAGATGACTTTAGAAGATATTTTATCTGGTAATATTTATTTGCAAAATCCAACTAAGGGTGGATTATCTGCAACTAATACCATTGCTCCAAGTTTTTCTATGGGAACTCCTATTGAACAAGCATACTCAAGATGGAAGCAATCAGATATACCATTTGCAAGACAATTGCGTGGTGAGCAAGTAAGTGCTAATGATTATGCTAAAAATTTGGCATATCAATTAGAATTGGCATCTAAAGATCCACTAAACTTTTTAGGAACTACAAAAGCAACAGGATTGGCTAAAGGCTTGCTTGAAACTAAAGTAGGTGCAAAAGGATTTGACCCTCGTTTTGATCCTCGTGCTAAAGAACAATTAAAATTACAAAACCTTAAAACTGTTGTTGAGCCTACTGGCAGACAAGATATTCCAAATGTATCACTAGCGGACTTTGAAGGTAAACCATTTATTACTTCTATGTCAGATAGGACTGCTGCTGGTGGTAGGTTAGTAGGTATCAATGATACGATGCTTAATAGACCTATTGATCTTAAAGGTGGCCAAGACTATATGTTTAATAATGCTGGTCAAGTATGGGCATCTGGCCAAGCACCTGTTAAACAAATAATGAATAATGCTCAAACTATTAAACAGATTACAGGCCAAGATCCATTGTATATGGCATGGAGGATGGCACCAAGCGGTGGTGACTTTGCACATATGACTGGTGAAACAATGTTATCTTATGCTGATTCTGCATTAGGTAAATCAGATAAGAAACAAATGGATAAACTCATAAACAAACTTATTCCATCTTGGAAAGGTGTAAGCAACCCAGAGTCTATTGATCAGTATAGGGCTGCTCCAGATGCTGTTAGAAAGCAATTAAAAGGCCTTCTAGACGTTGAATTTAGAGATAAAGGTGGTATTGGCTTAGGTGAGGCAAGATTATCTGTAGCTGATCCAAAACAACTTATAGCACCAGATGCTGGCATTATGAATATTGGTAAGATATATGCAGATCAACCAGTCATTATGAACTCTGGACATCCATCATATCCTAGAGGTATTGCTGGTGAAGGTATTGGCAGAGTAAGTAAGCAACACAATATATTTGAATTATTGCCACAAGTGGTAGAGCAAAGAAAAATATTAGATCCATTAAATCCATCTCAGACGGATATAAGGGCATTGCAAATGAAACCTTATGCTGGAATCCTTACTGCAGATTTACTTAAGAAACTTGGGTATTAAATAAATAATCAGCACTA